TCAAATTATGATCCAATTGGCAAAAATTATAGTGGAGCATGGAATGGGCAATTTAAATTAGCTTGGACAGATAACCCAGCTTGGTGTTTTTATGATATGGTTACAAATAATAGATTTGGTCTAGGGAAATATGTAGATACTAATTTAGTAGATAAATGGACATTATATGAAATTTCACAATATTGCGATCAATTAGTTCCAGATGGTTATGGAGGTTTAGAACCAAGATTTACATGTAATTTATTAATGACAGCTAGAGCTGAAGCTTATAAAATATTAAATGATATGGCTTCAATTTTTAATGGATTAGTTTATTATAATGCAGGGTTAATTTTTGTGAGTCAAGATCGACCAAAAGATCCAATTTATACTTTTAATACAAGTAATGTAGTTAAAGGAGAATTTCAATATTCAAATAGTTCAAAAAAAGTAAGAAGATCCGTAGCAATAGTTAGATTCAATGATGAAAATAATAACTATTTACCAGCTATAGAATATATCGAAGATAAAAATAGTATGTTAAAATTTGGAATTCGAGAAGTAGAAGTTGCAGCTTTTGGATGCACAAAAAGAAGCCAAGCGAGAAGATTAGGTAAATGGTATTTAGCTAGTGAAAATTTAGAAACTGAAACGGTTAATTTTGATGTTGGTTTAGATGGAAATTTTTTAAGACCAGGAGATATTATAAATATTTATGATCAAAATAGAAAAAATAAAGTTTTTGCTGGAAGAACTTTCACTCTTAATAGTGGAGAAGCGATTTTAGATATTCCTTACAATTCTTCAAATTTATTTGCATTTACAGGGGTAGTAAATCCAATTTCAATTAATTTTTTAACTCCTACATATAATTTAAATTATGGAACATATTTAGGAGACCTTTATATAACTGGATTTCCTGATTCAGTAACTTCTAGCGGTATTTCTGGAATTAATTCTGATTCATTAAGAAGATCTCAAATTCAAAATATGACAATATTGGATCCTAAAAATTTTGTTTCACAAGGAACAGGAAATTATAGTGGATTTTTAAGAATTAATTTTCCATCTGGATTAAATAATACTGGGTATGTCTTGCCACAGAATACTATTTGGACAATAGATTTCGATCCAACTTTATATAGTGGTTCTAATCTTGGATTAAATAATAGATATATTATGAATGATAGTGGTAGAAATATCTTATATCCTGGGTGGTACCTAGAAGGTTATTTGAATGATTTAAAACCATATAGAGTAGTTGATATTAAGCAAAAAGAAAATGCAATTTATTCAATTACAGCATTAGAATATAGTCCTCAAAAATATACAGATATTGTAACAGGAGAATCCTTGATTTCGGTCCCAACAAAAACACCACCCCCACAGACTCCATCCTTATCACTTTCTATTTTATATAGAGATTCTACTGCTAATCAATATTATGGAGCAGGAGGATTACCTCCAGCTTATACAGTTAATCAAGGTGGTATTAATTCAATAGCTTATATAATAACTCCTCCAGCTAATTCTGGAGTAGTTTCATATTATAATATATATAGAAGTTATGGAGCTAATTTCACAAATCCAATTCAAGTCCAATATTTATTCAATGTCCAAAATGGAAACATAGGAAATCAATCATTAGTTTTACCTTTACTTCCTACTCAAAATTCAACACCATTTCTTAATACTGGTAACGTACCACCATTCTTTACTCCTACTGGCATAGGAACATGGTACGTAGGAATTGAAGCAGTTAACGCTTATGGAGAAAAATCTCCATTTGTTAGTTCTAATATAACCTTAAGTAATCAAGCCCCATTAGCTACAGTGCTAGCGTCTGGATTTAATATTGTTGGAGACATTGCTACTAATGTATAATTATGAATAGTATATTTGCAAAAGATGTAGAAATTAAATGGAATATTTATCCAAAAATTCCATCTTTTGTAAAAGAATTTGATCTTTTTAATTTATTATCTTTTACTGTTTCAATATTTAATAACAATCAATTATTAACTAAAAAAAATCAAGTTTTATCCTTAGAAAGAGAATTTATTATAGATAATGAAAGTTTAAATGAATATTTTGATGATACTAGAGCAGTTCTATATGATTATGCGGCTGGAAATACTCGGTCACTTCTGCATTTAACAGAAATTAAAAAAATATTATCACAAAATTTTATATACTCTTTAGAAGAAAATTATAATGATTTCTTAAAAAATAAAAATAAAAAAGGATTCTTTAAAAATCTTTCTTTTGATATAAAATATGATAATTTTGATATTAATCAAAAAATAGATATAGAATATGCTAATTTTAAAATAGATAACTTTGATTCAATATTCTTAAATATATATAAAAATTCAGATGATTTATCATTAAAATTTAAAATAAATAAAAAAGAATTTTTCAATTCTAAATTAAGTGGACTCTATGTTTTACCTTACGATATAAAAACTAATCAAAAATTAAAATCATTATATATAAATAACATATACGATAAATGGCTTGACACTTCAGATGAAATTAAAATATTAAGTCTACCATTTAATGATGATTCTATTGTCGAAAGTAATTTTTTAAAATTAAAAATATTTTATTTCAATGAATCTCAGGGGCAGATTTTAGATTTCTTTAAACAAAAAATGGATGAAAATGAATTTCAAGAATTTTTAAATGAATATTTTACAGATCAATATTATAATGCAGATATGGTTTATAAAGAAAATTTAATAAATCAAACTATAGCTTATTTTCAAGCTCCACTCTATTTATTTAATGAGAATAGTTTGCCAATGATTTCTTGGCCTAATGAAGAAATAGATGTTTTTGGGTGTTATTTTAAAAATTATTTTCCAAAATCTAATAAAGACTTAACAAATTTTACTTTTTCTTTAAATAAATTAATTAATATTACAGATTCTGTAGCAAATGATTACAAAAGTTCAGAAAATATACCACCTAATTTATTAGGATTTTTTATAAAAGATGAAAATAATGATTATCAATATAAAGATATAGATCAAGATCTTCCATATTTTAAATTTTTTAATATAAGGAATGCATCTATTTTAAAAATTGAAAAAGAAAATTCTATAACTAAAATTTATCTAGAGTTCATAACTACATTTCCAGATTATAATTCAATATATATAGAAAATATAAGCCAAAACCTTTTCTTCTTGCAGAAGTATTATAAATCAATAGATAATAAAAATTATGCTTCATTTTTATTCTGTTATGAATATGATAATACCAAAACTAAAAATTATTTAATTAATAATACAGAAGATGAAAATAGAATTATTCAAGACACAAAATTAATTAATTTTAATTTAAAACTAACCCCTCAATAGTCCACCTGGACGTTGCTGCTCAGTAATTACCTTTACTACTTCATTTCTAATTCTATTAGATAACTCTCTTGCAATTAAACCAGAATCAGAAGCTGGGGCACTATTATTTACTGGAGCTGATGAGTTTGAAACAGATCCATTATTTACGTTAACAGAAATTGATATATTATTTGTTGGAGAACTTTGATTATTTTGAGTATCTACGGGTGATATACCATCAGATACATATCCACCATCCGCAAATTTTCTTATTCTTCCATTATTTAATTTTTCAAAGAAATTTTTACCATAAGTATTAACCGCATCTTTTCTCATTACATATTCACCACCCATAAGCATTGCTGGAATATCATCTCTTCCTGATGGTCCACCTTTAGCAAAATGAATAAATCCGCCATCTTTTACATATGTTGCATATTTATATGGATTTACATTATAGTCTCCAGCTGCACTTTCTCCAGGTCTTGTTGCAGTTCTAACTCTATTTGAACCAAACGTATCAGCTAATCCCCTTTTAATTGCAGGTACGCCATATAGACTTAAAGCTCCTCCAACAACAGCCATGCCAGCGCTTATTGCTCCACCCACAAGACTATTTTTTTGTTGTCTTTTAAAATTATCTTTATTTTGTTTATTTAATTGGTCTACTCTAGCTCTTTCTTTATTATTTGCATCTATAGTATCTAAAATAGTTTGTTTATTTCTATCGTATAAATTTAATCCTTCCGCTAAATAACTAATTAAAGCTTCTCTTTTATCCATAGCAGCTCTATTTTGAGGATCATTTTCATTAAGAATTGCGTAACTGGATAATAATGGATCAAGTACGTATTCTCCAGCGCTTGGAAATGAAGGATCATTATATCTATAACGACCAGCTAATTCAGCTCTAAATCCAGCGACAGTATTAACGACATCAGAATAAGCGCTAGTAATATTTATATCTTTGTATTCTTGTATAGCATTTAGTGAACTTTCTAATTTATTTTTTGTATTTAAATCTATAACTCTTCCATCTCCTTCTTTATTTGAATCTCTTAACATTTGAGCTATAATTCGTTCTTGTTCGCTTAATTTTGATTCATCTACAGCTGGAATATCTAATTGTTGAGAAATATTTTTAGTTGTTTTCCTTTCACTTAAATCAAATGCTCTTCCTCCTCCTCCTTCTCCTCTATATTCATCTATCTCACCTCCGCTCGCCATTCCTACGCTTCCTCCGTTATTTAAAGAGTGTAAGAAATTTTCTCCATATTTTCTTACAGAAGATTTTTTAATAACATATTCTCCATTACTTAGCATAGCTGGAACATCATCTTTTGTGCCAGATCCACCCAATACTTTTCCACCATTAGAAAATTTTTGTATTCTATTTCCAGTTACATACCCACCGCCCGCTCCACCTAAAGGATTTTTGAATATACTAGGTAAACCACCGATACTACTAAATAAAGAATTAGTAATTGCATTGGTTGACATTTCTAAAGCTAATTGCTGAATTCTTTGGCTAACATTTAAAGCCATAGTTTGAAAAGCGTCTCCGACATTTTGAGTTCCATTAATGATAGATAAAAATGCTTCATTAAATTGAGATTTCATCGTTCTTGCAGTATCAGAAGCAATATTATTTATATCTCTAAATGCATCTTGAGTTCCATATGTCATTTCGTCAGAAAATGAACCAAAAGCATCAAGAACACTTCCTTGTCCGCTTCTTATTTTATCTTGTCTTGATTTATCCATTATTTGTTTATACTCGTCTGCGAATATTGTGCCTTCTTTGAATCCAGCTATAGCTCTTAAACGATCAGCTGCAGCAGAAGTGGCTAAAGTTAATTTAACTATATTATCTCCAAGTTGCTTTGTAAGTTCAACTTCTTTAGTTTTATAAGAATTTAAAACTTCACTTCTTAAAGTTGCATCGCCAATTGATGATCCTAATTCTACTAAATTTTTACTTGTCATACTAGCTTCCATGCTAGTTTGTTGAATTGCAATTTGTAAATCGGCTAATGTTTTATCAGTTAAATTTCCAGTTTCTGCAATTTCTTGTGCGGCTTTTTTATAAACTTCTCCAAATTTTCTTTCTAATGCGATTCTTTTTGCTGAATCTGCTGTTCCAGTTAAAATTCCCTGTAATGCAGCTGAATTAGTGCCTTTAAGAATATTTTCTGGTAAAAATTGTTCATTCTGTTTTTGTTTTAAGAAATCTGTAAGTACATTACCAAAATCACCTTTTTGAATAAATTCTGAAGCTTGTTTTCTTTGAGCTGCATCTTGTGAGAATAATTTCATAGTTTGCATACTTAAATTTATATAATTTAATTCTGCACTTTCTCTTTTTTTCATAGCTACATCTACATCATGAGAAGTTTTTCTTAAATTACCAAAACTTTCTTGTAATGCTTTACCTTTTTCTACTGAAGTTTTATTACTACTTAATATTGCTTGTATTGAATCAGCTAACTCTAAAGCTTTATCTTTTTGTATTTTTCCAGACTCTCCTAATTGTAATACAAAATCTTTAAGTGCGCTTCCAGATTCTTGGACTGATTCTGTTAAAATTTTTTCTGCTTCTATTCTAGAAACATTTATTTCTGTAGTTGTTCCAGTTCTATCAGTTACAATTTTTTCTATATTTGATCCAAATCCTACTGGTGCATTTCCAGCATTTCTAACATTAGTTGTATTAAATCCAAATATATCATTTTTTGCAAATTCATCTATACTCATTGCAGCTTTATCTGATGCAATTGCCGCCTGCTCTATAGATTTTGTTATTTGATCATTTGTTCCATAATATCTTTCCGAAGCAACTGTCAATGCGTCAAATGATTTTAATAAATTGCTTTGTTGAGATATTAAATCTCCAATATATTCTCCATTTATTGTTTTTATTGATCCAAATTGTCTTAATGTATCAGTTAAATCTAAATTTTTAGCTCCATCTTTAAGTTGTTCATTTGTTGTTTGTATCCATTGATTAACAAAATTATTAGAAGCAATTTCGTCATTTGCTCTTTGTATTGCAGATTGTAATTGTTCTTCTGTACCAGATAATCCAGCTAAAAGTTCTTTTTGAATATCTTCACTTACAGAGGATAAAATCCTATTAAATGAAGCAGATCTTTGGCTCTCTAATTTAGTTAATTCATTTGGGGTGGCTTTTATTGCTCCAGCTTCTACTCCAGCGATCTTTTCTCTTGAAGTTAAAAATGCTTGAACATCTTCAGAAAATCTTGCTACTTTATTACCAGATTCTCTTGAATTTTTGGCAAATTCTTCTGATCTATCATTCAACTCTTTAAATGCTTTAGTTAGACCAATTGTAGCTCCAATTAATCCGCCAATTGCTGCGCCCCATGGCCCAAATAAAGCTCCTGTGCCAGCAAATGCTGCTGTATCACTTAAAGCTGTTGTTCCAAATTTTGCATATTTATTATTTGGCGCAAATTCCTGAGCAATTTGACTTACTATTGGAACAGCTATACTTGCGCCAATTCCTATTCCTTGTAATCTTGAAGCTGCATCGGCTCTTCGTTCTCTCGCTGCTTCTAATCCACTTCGTGCCAATTCTGCGCCTCTTCCTCCAGATGCTGCTCTAGCTTCTAATTGTTTTAGAGATTTAGATCCCGTTATTAAATTTCCACTTGCAGCAACTAACGCGTCAGTTTCAACTACTAATCTTTGATAAGACTTGTCTGCACGAGTTAAGGTGTTTCTTACTTTTTCTGTGCTAGAATCAGTTAAATAAAATTCTCTAGTAAGTCTCTCTAATTCTTTATTTGCTTGATCAAAAGTTAGTATATTTCTATAAACTTTTTTTGCAAGATCTGCAAGCGCTGCATTAGCTTCTTTAGATGTTGGAACGATAAGTGGACCTGATGGTCCTTGATTTGATTGATATAAAGCGAAATTTGGAATTAAACCTTTTGCTGCACCCGCTCTACGAGCACCATTTAATGAACCATATCTTGAAATTCCTTGAGACAATCCTCTTGGTTCATCTTTAGTGTTATAAACTCCAAGACCACTAGGATTCATATTAGAGATTAAAGAATTACTTTTTCCAACTTTTATGGAATTTGGATTTACTCCAGCTTTCTTTTCTCTATTTATTGCTTCATTTAAAGCATTTGCAAAATTAGGAACAAATCCTCCAGAAAGATATTCAGAGTATGGAAGACTTGGATCAAAATTAGAATTATAAGCTTTTTTAATAATACTAGCAATTGCTCCAGGACTTCCAGTTAATTTTGCATCCGCTTTTTGTAATTGTTCTCCAAATTTAAATCTCTTTTTAAAATTACTTGTAGCAGGACCTGCTTCTTCGAAATCAAATGGTCTATTATCTTCATCATCAATAGATCTTATAAATTGTGTAGGAGTTTTCGTTGCGAGGGCAACTGCCGCTTCAAATATAGAGCCTTCTGCTGTAGATGGTATTAATTTTTTTCCTTTTAAAGCGGATCTAACATCATTTAATGCAGCTGGAGAAGCTGACTCATCTCTTAAAACTGTACCAAGATATTTATGAGTTAAACTTGCTATTGGATCAAGAAGAGCTTCGTTCACTAAATTAGTAAATTCACTTGGTCTTTTTTCTAAATTTCCTTCTAGACTTCTAACTTGAATATTAGAAAATGTAATTTTTTTAGTTGCTAATTCTGGATTTTTTTCAACCGCGGAATTAAATACTTTTAATGCACCAACTTTAGTCGAAGCGGTTGCGGTTGGTGAACCAGCAGATACAGAAACAACACCTAATCTTCCTTCAGTATCATAAAAACCACTATCATAGTCTTTTTGTTTTGCTGCTTTTTTCTGCGCACTTAATTCTTTTTCTGGTTTCCAATTAGCGTCTCTTGCTGCTTTTTCGCTAATTGTTCCATTTGCAATTAATTTTGGAATTTGATAATTATTATAAGATGTTATTTTTCCATTTTTATCAGCTATCTCATAAAATGTTTTTGCAAAATTAGGAATAAGTCCAGCGCTTGCATAAGGATTAAATCCGTGTTTATCAGAAAATGATTGCTTGTAATTTCTTCCAGCTTTACTATTTTCTGGAGGCATAATTGCTGGTTGAGAAAATCCTGGCATTCTTTTTACTGTTTCTGCTGAATTATAAATAGTTTTTCCTACTCCAGGAATATTCATTTCTTTAATATTTCCTGGTTTATATCCACCAGCTAATGCGCCATAAATTTCTTGCATTACAAAATTTGGAATAAACCCATCACTTCTTGTAGTAATTTGTCCACTTTTAGTACCTACTCCTTTACCAATTAATCCACTAGTAATTGAACGAGATAAAGCTGCTGCTTGTTCTCTTACAGCGTTTTGTTCTCTTAAAATTTGTAAAATTCTATTTTCTGTATCTAATACAGTAATTTGTTTAGATGCTATTGCTGAAAGAAGTTGTGGTTCTTGAGCAAGAATACTTGAAATTTTTCCTTCAATAGCTGCTCTATCAGTAGCTTGTTTACCAATACCTAATAATGTTTTAGCAGAAGTAGCAGCAAATTTACTTAAATCTAAAAATAATTTTCCAATAACAGCAGTTATTAAAAGTAATCCAGGACCAGATATAAAAGTAGAAAGACCACCTAAAATTCCAGCTCCAATTTTAGCCCCAACACTTTCTGAATCTTGATTAGCTAATCCTTCTAGTATATTATTTACATTTTTTAATGTGCCTTCTATTGCTGGTTGAAAAGCCCCAGCTCCAATTTTAGCTCCTAATTGAGTAAAGTTTGTTAATGTTCTGCTTGTTAAAGCAGATAAAGTTTCATTTAACGCTTCATTTCGTTTAATAGCTTGATCAGTTGCGCTTTTTGAAGTATTTAAAGCGTTATTATAAACAGAATATTCTTTACCCAAATCACCTAAAGCAGCTTTTAAAATATTAATTTGGAAAACACCACCAACACTTTCTGCAATTTGTGATTTTTGAGAATCAGAAAGAGTATCAAAAGTTGATGATAATTGTTTTAAAATATCAATTGCTGGACGAGTACTACCATCTAAATTACGAACTTCTAAACCTAAGTTTTGTAATTGATCTAATACTTCTGGTCTAGCAACTCTTGTAAAAATAGTTTTTAGTGAGTTACCAATAACTGCACCACCTCTAGCAGTAGTTTGCTGAACACTTGTTACAATTGCTAACAATTCATCGAATCCAACCCCTGCATCTTGAGCCGAACTACCAACTCGTTGAACTGCATTTGCCAAATCAGCAGAGCTAACAGCAAAAGCTGCGTCAACATTTGCTAATTTATTAATAATAGTTGTTGAATCTAAAGCCGTTTGATTAAAACTGTTTAATGTAGCCGTTAAAGCTTCTACGCTAGAAACGGTATCTAATCCACTTAATCTAGTTAAAATTAAAGCATCTCTTGTTCTTTTTAATGTTTCTTCTACTCCAAGACCTTGACGAGCTAATTCTGTTGCTGCTTCTGCGACTGATTGAAATGATTGTCCAGTATCTTTAGCTACCGTGAATAAATCTGCACCAAATTTTTCTAATCCTTTTGATGTTGTATTTAATATAATATTAATATCAGTAAGAGATTTCTCAACATCTATTGTGCTTTTAATTAAACTAACGAAAGCTTTTTCTACGGCAAAAATCGATCCAGCACTAGCACCGAATGCGATAACACGAGCATTAGAAGCGTCTAATGACTTTTGGAATTCATTAGAAGCACCAGTAATTCGGCCTAATGGCTGAGTAAAGGCTTTTTCATTAAATCCTTTGAATTTAAAATCGCGAGATAAAGCACTTTGAATATCTTTTTCAAGTTGCCTTGTATCTGCACCTACAGAAATTGTAGCTGACGTTCTTGCCATTCCTTATACCTTTCCTGTAATAAATTACACGAAAATATAAGATATTTAATTAAATTCCGTGGAGTTTCATGAGGTCTTCCATACTTAAAGTACCGCCTCTTTTCTTAGCTTCTTCAGTTAAGCTTATAGTATTAGATTCATCTAATCCAGCCTTTTTAAGGTCTTCTTTAGTTGCGCCAATAATAGAAGTAGCCACAGTATCAGCTTTATTACTAGCGCCTTTTTCTAACAGTTCCTCTACATTTTTACTACTCTCTAACCATTCTATAAGCTTTTCTGGGTCTTCGAAATATTCATCCGCTGGCTTATGTTTTGCATAACTTAATTGATTTTTGAAATACTTAGCATAACCAAATATCTCAATTTGATAAAAAGTTAAATATACAATACTTTTACCATACATATAATATGGATTATCATCAGATATATTAAAAAGTGTTAAATGGCTATTTAATAGAGATATTTTCTTTAAATTTTTATCATTATAAATTGATAGTTTATCATTATAAATTTGTACTAATTTACTAATATCCACATTTTCAAGTTCATCAAATTCATTTTGAGAAAAGAAATTTTCTTTTAAATCAGAGTCTTTATATAAAGATATAAACATATAATATTCATTAATCTTTTTATTGGCGTAATCTTCTGCTGTAAATCCTATTAATTCTTTTTTTTCCAAATTTAAATTTAATAGCTTTTTTTCTTCGTTGTTTATTTGTTCATTTATAGCTTTTAATTCTTGTTCTCGGAATAATTTTAATTTTGTTTTTCTTAAACCAGTCAGATATTCTTTTATCTTTTGAATCTCTTTATTTTTTTCTTCTGACCAAAGTTCTTCTTTTAATATATATGCTTCTTGATCTGCTAAAGAAGGCAGTTTATTTTTTAAAGCCTTATGATAAAACTCTTCTTTCTTAAGATCTACCTCTCCAGAAGATAGAGAGTCCATATGTTTAATATATATTAATTTATCGTTTAAATATGTTTTAGAGTATCCTTTTAAAATATCTACTAAGTGAAGTCTTAATAAATTTTTATTATCAATTTGCACTCTTATTTTCTTCTAAATTAAATAGCTTTTCAAATTCTTCTTGTGTCGAAGCTCTGCCCATATACCAGAAGCTTATAAGAAGAACTAATTTTTGGCATAATTTTTCAAAAAAGGGATCCGTTGCCTCTTCTAATCTATCATATTCTTTAAGTTTATCTTCAAATATTCCATCGCCAAATACTGGTGAAAATACACCATTATCGTCCTCTTTATAAGAAAGATTAAGAACCCAAAACATTATAGTTTTATTTCTCGCTCTATTTTCCGCTGTTTGATCAAAAAGACTAGCTTGAGCGAACTCATAATCTTGAATCTTTTCTCTAGATTCAGCTATATCTTTAATTAAATTATTATATTGAAGCTCTTCTTCTTTATTTTTTTCTTTAACAGATAATCTTTGAAATTCATTTTGCAATTGAAATAGTTTTAGATATAAACTAGTATATTGT